TCGCCACCATGATCGTGATGTCATCGCCCGCAAAATCCCAGATGCCGACCTTGAGCGTATAGGCATAGGCGAACGACAGCGTGCGGGACTGCCGCGTGTTGATCTGGCCGCCATCCACCCAGATATGGAGGCGGTCGGGGTGGGTCTTCAGATCGGGCAGGAAGGCGGTGAGCCATTTCCGCAAGCTGTCGGCTTTACGCATCGTCAGTCGGCCTGTTTGAGCGCGATGCGCGCCTGTTTCTGCAATTCGATGTAGCTGGCGCGGATTTGCCCGGCGACGTCATAGAGGCTGGCCAAGCTGCCATGGCATTGCGCGCCGGTCATCTCGCCCGCGTCAGTCCGCTGGACCTTCGGCAGCGGCGCGGGCGTCACCAGCAGGGACGCCGCTATTCTCGCCGTTGGCCGTGGCGGCGGCGCGGTCGAGCAGGCCGACGCCGTCAGCATCAACGCAGACAGTGCGATAGACCGGCTTTTCAACGACCTTCTGGCTTTCATGGTAGATTTCCCTGACATTGCCCTGTCGGGCGAGTTCGACCGCTTGCGCGCTTTCCGTGGACGCATCCAACTGGCCCTGCAGCTTGTCCGTCGCGGCGCGCTCCGCGTCGTCGGCGCGCTTCTGCGCGGCTTGCTCCTGCGCGATGCCCACGCCGACACCGTAGTAATAGCCGCCGATCCCTGCGGCGCAGGCTAAGAGCGCGCCCGCCATGGCAAGATGCGAAAGGCCGATCATGCCGCGTAAAGGGCCGCTTCGGCGGCGCGACGATTGGAGAGGCCGGCCAGCACCTTGCCGCCCGATTTATTCCAGCGGGCGAATTCAGCACGCGCGCCGGGGAAATCGCCTGCATTATGCTTCCGCAGCAGGGTCGAACCAAGAAACGCCGTGGTGCCGATGTTGAACGCCAACGCGACCATGGCGTCAAATTGCGCCTGGCTAGATCTGAGCGCGCCCTTGGCGACGGCGGCTTCGAAGCGATCGAGATCCTTTTGCAGCAGGGCGTCGGCGGCAGCGGCGGTGATGGTCAGGCCGGGTTTCACATGCGGGCCGGTCGACCCATAGCCGATCGTCCAGATATTGGCTGGGCAGAGATAGGCGGTGAGGCGAAGCCCCTCATATTTCTTGATGATGGCGAGGCCAGCGGCCCCGATCTGGCGTGCGGCCATGGATCAGTCCTTCTTGGGCAGGAAGCGGTCAGCGAGGCGGCCCGGCACGCTGGTCAGCGTGTCGATCGCGGCCTTGGCGATGCGGGGCGTGGCGTCGAACGCCAGCAGGGCGACCGCGAAGGCGATCGACTGCGCGGCAAAGTGGTTCCAGCCCGTGACGGTGATGATCGCGATGGTCGCGTAATAGCTGACCGTCGATCCAACGACCCACTGGAGGAAGCGCTGGCGGAANGGCAGCGCGGGTTTCCANGCCTGTGCGACGGCAGAGCCNATCAGCGAAGGCGTGAGNGAACCGACCAATTCGGCGGCGGATTCCAGAAGGTGGCGCAGGTCCATGNATCAATCCCAAAGCTGGATGAGGGGAAGCGCACGGGTGGCGCTGGCGTCGGCGGTGGCGGGCACGGTGACGATCGTGCCCAGCGGAAGAATGGGGCCAAGGTCGGCAAGGCCCGGATTGGCGTCGTAAATGCGAGACAGTTCGCCGGGACCAAGCCCGGCGTCGCGCCAGAGCAGCAGGTCCAGCTTGTCGCCCGACCGGGCTACAAGTCGCTGCTCCGCAGCCATCAGAGGGATTCCACGACCGTTCGCGGGCGGCCCAATATGTCGCGGATCGCATGCACGGCGTCGCGGCGCAGCATGCCGACAGTCGGCGCGGTTTCCTCTGCCTGCCCGTTACCGGCGGCGGTGGTGTCGAAATCCGGGTGGCGTTCGATCAGTTCGGCCTTGGCAAAAAGCGCGACGGCGCGGCTGTAGCGGATCAATTGCACGCTCTGGCCGTCCAGCTGGGGCGCGGGGACGGCGGCCAGCGTGGCATGACCGGCGTCTTGGCAAGCCGCGGCGAATGCGCGCAGGTCGTTTTCCACGGTCATGATCGCGCCGATGATGGCGGCGCGCAGGCGGGACGGCGTGATGCTGGTCGGGATGCGGGCGGCATCGCGCACCGCCGCCGGGTCGATGTCGGGGAAAAAGCCGTCATTGGTGACGGGCGTTTCCTCTTCAGGCGGCTGATCGACCTGCGACGCGGGTGGGCGGGCGACGAAGCTCATACCATGGTATGCCGCGCTGCGGCGGCCAGCAGGCGGAAAGCGATGTAAGCCCAAGCCAGAGCGCCTGCGATGTCGAGGCAGACGAAAACAGCCAGCGCGATTTTGAATTTCCGCAGCTGCATGAAGTGAGGCGGGACGACGCGATGCGCGTGCGAAGGCCGGTGTGCCGCCGTCCAGATCGATTCGAAGCACTGAACGATTGCGAGGACGGCAAAGGCGAGCAGCAGAAGGACGAAAAGCATAATATTCTCCAATTGGCCCACCGGCTTACAGGGGTGAGGATCGGGGCAGATGGCGGCCCTACGGCTCGAAAGCCTCCCGCATCGCGCGATCCGCCCCTGAGCGCCGGGGGCGAGCCTGTCAGGCGGCGTTGTCGCCGCCCTGTTCGTTGTTCTGTTCGGCGATGGCCTTCTCACGGGCGGCGGTGATGGCGGCCATGAGTTTGAGGCCGCGCTTGATGCGGTCCTTCACGCCGACCCGCTCATGAAGCCGCTGGGCTTCATTCAGGGTGGAGACTGCCGCCGTCAGCGCATGGAAGGCGTCATCGGCGGGGAGGTCTTCGGCTTCGGTCAGCTGCTCCACGCCGATGGCCTTGAGCAGCTTGGCCCGAACTTCGTCGTGGATATCCAGACCGGCGGTCAGATCGGCGACGCGATCGAGAATTTTGAGGGGGAAGGATGCGCCCGCGCCCTGCACCTTGAGCGCGGCGGTGGCGACTTCTTCCATGACGATCGTGGCCGCGTCACGCTGATAGCGCGAGGGCATGGCGACCTTGTGCCGGAAGATGAAGGGAACCAGATCGAGGGCATCGGCATAAGCGCCGGTATCGATCAGCCAAACCATGACGGTGGGCAGCACTTCGGCGGCGGTGCCGGTGCCCACGCCTGCGTCGGCGCCGACGATCCCGGCGACCCAATCGCGATATTCGGGCAGCATTTCCCGCTTGGCCGCCACCTTGGCGTCGATCGACTTGATTTCCTTGAGGCGGCGCAGATCGTGCGTCAGGCGCAGGGCAATCTGGGCCGCTGCGCGATCAGCCGGGGAGGCGTTGGTCGCCCCCGCCGCCGGGGAAGGTCCGGCGACGGGAGCGACAGCCGCTCCCCCTGAAGGTGCAACTGCTGCGGTGATGGTCTGGGCAGCGAGGATGCGCTCACGGTTACGGCGTGCGAGGCTCATATGCGTGTCCTGTCAGGGGGAGGGTGTTGGGAGGGGGAACCGGCTATCAGGCCGGTTTCTTGCCCATGACGATGTTTTCGACGAAGGAGGCGCGGCCATAGTCCTCGACCACATAGGCCTCGTTCACGGACTCATAGTTTTCGATCTGGTCGAGCGCGGACTCGTCCTTGATCTGGCGACGGCGCGTCCCTTCCTGCCAATAGATCGACAGGTTATCGAGGCTGGTGATCAGCAGGCTGTTTTCGGGGAAGAAAGGCACGATGATGGCACGCTTGCCCGCCAGCTGCTTGGGCAGGGTCAGGATGCGGTGCGCCGCCTCATTCTCGGTCGCGGTGTCGCCCGCGCCCTGGAGGAGGTTCAGATACTTGTCCTTGACGAGGTTCCAGCCCACGATGACGACAAGGTCCGTGTCGCCACGGTGCCACGGGTCGAGATTGTCCAGCGCATCGAACGCCAGCGCGTCGAGATTGGCATAGTCGGCTTCGGCGGTGTCGGTGTTGGTGGCGTCGCCATCGACCACTTCCACGCCGCTGGCGACGTAGATGGCCTTGGTCGGGTTCGTGGTGAGCGAGCCGTCGTTCAGAACGCGATCGGCGGCATAGGTGCGGATTTTGTGCAGCCAGCCTTCGTTGACGTCCTGCAACAGCGGGTTGGCTGCGCGATCGGTCGCGACGGCGGCGGACGTGCCGTTGAAACCGATCATGATGCGGTCGCGCCCCTGCTGTTTCAGGATGACGTCGCGCAGCAGCGTCTGGAATTCGGGGCGGTGACGCCATGCGTCCAGCTTCGAATAGCGGATCGCATGGTCGAAGTTGGTCTGCTTGCAGGTATAGCCGCCATCGTCGGTCGTATCGGTGGGATCGGTGGGCGTGCGGCGATTGCCAGCAGCGGTGTTGGTACGGCTCGCCAGCGGGCGGGTGACGGTGACGCCGATCTTCTGCCCGGACTGTTCGGCCACCGGTTCGACATTGATCTGTTGGAGGAAGTCGCTCGATTCCTTGATCTTCTCTTCCAGCGTCTGTTCCACGACAGGAGCGACGCTGAATTTGACGGTGGCGTCGGCGACGCTGTTCAGCAGCGCGATCTGGCTGACATAGGCGGTGAAAAGCAGGCGGGTTTCGTTACGCATGTGCGTTGGCTCCTGAAGGGGCGTTTGGGCGGGCGGGCAGTGGTCTGGGGACGGGCGTGGGTCAGCAGTCGGTCTGGACGGAGCCGTTGCCGCCGGTAGCGGGCGTGCGCTTGAAGGTCTGGGGCTGTTCGGTGCTGGTCAGTTTGGCTTCCAGCGCGTCGAAGCGACCGCCGAGGGCGGTGACGGCATCATTGGCGGGCTTCACCGCCGCCGCGATCTGGTCGCCCATGACGGTGGCGAATTTGGCGACGTCGAAGCCGTTGTCATTGGCCGGCTGCTGCGGCTGCTGCGGTTCTTCCTTCTTCTCCGTCGATTTGAACAGGGTGGCGAAGGCGGACAGGATGCCGCCGCGCACCGCGCTAGCGACGTCGGCGCCATCGGTCGCGGCCAGCATTTCGATTTCCGTTTCAAAGGCGGACGAGAAGACGTTGGGGCGCGACATGGCCGCGAATTTCAGGGGTTCGGTGCCCAGCGAGGCGGGCTGATCGGTGATGGCGAGGCCGACCAGATAGGCCTTGCCCTCGCCAGCGAAATTGGGGTGGATTTCGCAGCTGGTGAACAGCTTCTGCCCGGCCTTGTTGATCGCGACCAACTGATCGTTGGCGTCGATTTCGGCATAGAGGCCCAGCAGCGTCTTCTTTTCGCCATTGATCGTCAGTTCGACGTCGTCGGCCTTGAGCGACAGGACGGAGCCATAGGCGTTGAACGGCTTTTCCGGGCTGTATCCGGCGATATGCTCGCAATTGATGCGCGCCGTGTAGGTGGCCGGGGCGTAGCTGGCGGCCATCTGCTCGATCCATGCGCGCTCGATGGTGCGGCCATCGACGGTCGCGCCTTCGACTGCGACGCGGAAAAATTTGCTCTTTGCCATGATCGGTCCGGTTTCCTTGGTTGCTGACGGCGAGGCAGTGGCCTGAGGGCAGCAGAAAGGCGTTGTCGGGCGCGCAGTCTCAAGGGTCTGCATTTGGACAGACGGCTATCCAAATAGACGCCCATGATCAGAGGCTTGGGCGGTGGGCATGGTCGGGCCGATGACCGATCCCAAACCCTCTGGCCAATCACCCCAGCCCGGCGCGCCCAGCG